CAAAATTAAAGAAATTTAAATGAATGTAACCACATCTTATAGTACCGTGGATTTATGGTACTTATTTTTGTATTTTATAGATTAATTAAAACGCAGCGTTGCTGCGTCTGCGAACATCCCACGATACAACTCGTAGCTCGCCATAAAAGCAGTGTGAGCTCTACACAAACACGAAACAGCATCAGATGTGACGCCCGGTAGATACGAAGCCATACGGCTAGGCAATGCCGTAGCCAGGTATCTCTGCACCCGTGCGTCCTCGACGCCGCGCAACGAGTCAGCATAAGATATATGCCTCTCCTCAAACTTATCGGCGTCAGTAATCGACTGATCCATAAACGTGAGTGCTCTCTTTACAATGTCAGCAACCACGGTAGACTGTCCACCCGGCAAATGAACGATGTCCATGCTACAAATGTAGCCATGATCGTGAACCATCACTTTCATCGTCAAACCGTACTTCCGGTTTACCTCGCTTTCCCACTGACTGACATCAGGATCACCTCTAACTGCAAGAGTGCAATCGTCACCCATGATAATGACAAACTCAATCAGGTCAATTATCCAATACAGGAACTCGGCAATAACTAGTAAATTTATATCGTTATTACGATCGAGTGTAAACGGAGCACCTGACTGATTCTGATACTCAAGCCAGGCCTTAACGCCAGCTTTCATCGCAGATACAGTACGATAATACTGATGTTCGCGTATAAACGTGAGATAATCCTTCAGTAAACCATATTTAGCGGATTTGCGCAGGTACATCGAAGCGAGCGCGCGTCCTTGTGACTTGTCATAAAGACTGTAATCGATTTCGATATACCGTCTCTTCCCCTTTTTGTTAGGTCTCCAATCAAAGTTGTTCAGAAACTTGATAACGTCCTCCTTGCTCTTGCGTTGTAAAACCAATATGTTAGGCTTGAGTAACTGCTGCTCACGCATTACCTTCTGCGAAATCATCGGTGAAAAAACCGCCACAGTCTTCCCAGTAGCATCGAACTGGATACTCTGTGGAACCTTCACGCTAGTCAGATATGACGCGTCGAGTGACGGTTTCATCTTTCCTTTTATCATAAGCTGAGTGGCGAACGCACCGCCAACCAAGTCGGGAAAGGAGAAACCCGAATCACTACCTGCGAGACGACCGCGCTTTCTATCATCCAGCGCAGACACCCACGCAGTCACGTCATCCTCGGATGGGCCTATGTATGGCATACTGGCCAACTGCTCCTCAGCACCCGGCACTAAGAACACTTTCACATACGACTTCCACGCAACATCCCAAAGCACATTCTCGTCTAACATCTCAGCATCAGCAGGCGTGTTAGCGTTACGCTTAGC